GTGCCTCCAGATTTAGCTATAATTTTACCAGTTCCTTTTGGACCTACTGTTAAATCTATGTTTGAATCATCACCTGTTGCTTCAATAGATGGACTATTGCCTGTTGCAGCATTTGTTACATCTATTTGGTTTACTGCAGATGATGTAGTTTGAAATATAATTTGTTCATTACTGTTCTCATCAGCAATAAAATGTGCATCGTCAATTAAAATATTGTGTGAATTAGTATCTAAGTTTCCACCAAGTTGTGGTGTTGTGTCTTCAACTATGTTTGAAATACCTAAAGCTATTGTATCGATATTAGGATTAGTTCCATCACTTGCAGTTGCAAATACGATAGCATCACCTTTATCAGTTGCTGAAAAAGTAAACGAGTCTCCTGAACCAGATGCATATTTAAACTGAACAGTGTAAGCACCTGATGTTGAATTTCTTAAAAAATAAAAAGTTTGAACATCTAATGGTATTGTTACAATTTGATTTCCTGTAATAGTTCCTGTGAATTCAATCATTCTATGTGCAAGTTCTGCACCAGCTGATCCATCAGAAACTGCTAACGCAGTTGTTTGAGCGCCACCTGCTATAGACTTAGCAATATAGCCACCAGAAATTTGTTCTATAATTTGTAAATTAGTATTAGTTTTCGTTCCCCATGTACCGGCGTTT